CCATGTTTTTTACAGTGAATTTACCTTTGTGGAATCTTGCCATCTACTACACCTGCACATTTCTGGCGGCATAGATATTTGGTTGTTGAACTGCTGTGACGCCAAGTAGAGTTGCTTTTGATCTTAAACCGTTAAGGTAATATGCTAGTGTAGCATTAACAGTTACTCCATCTTGCCCTTTCATTTCTTCTAATAGTTCATGAACATCACGTTCATATCCTTGAGCAATTTGAAATAGTACTGCTGTAAAATCATCAGCAATATCAGCGTCTTGATATATTGATTTAAAGTAACTGCGTACAATATCGTAGTCCGCTGAATCTACTTTAATTTCTCGTTTATAGAAATTGTCAAATAAGATTATAGATGAATCAGTAGTTGATTTTTTTACGTTAACTGTTCCCATAACTTTATTTAACCTTAACCGAATTAGTGGTTTGAATATTTACTGGTGTAGGGCTAGATAACAATCCAGGATTCGATGGAGAATTAACTGTTTTTAGTTTAACCTGACTATTTGGTTTATTTGCAATAGCCATAATTGCTACAGCATCTAAATCAATATCTTCGCTAATTTCTGGAGTTGCTGTATATTTGGTACCATCGGGTCTTATATAAACATCTTGTCTTATAAGTCTTCCTACAGTTCCAGATACACCTGCGGCTCCTGCTCCTGCATTTGAATTAGCCGCGGCTATTGCTCCTGCAGATAAATCAACATCTTCTAATGTAGTTCTTCTTTCTAGTACAGTGCCTTCAGGCCAGTTAGGCGGATTAAGTATTTCTTCTTGGTTTGATATTACCTCGGCCTCAAGATCAACAGCCATTGCTGATGCTATACCAACATTTTGTCCGTTGCTTGTTGCTCTAGAACCTGTTACTGCTGTAGATGTACCTTGTGGTACTGGCGCTAATGATCCTGCACGTTGGCTAATTACTTCTGCTCTAGTAGGTGCAGATCTTTTAGGTTTATTAAAAGCAAATCCTCCGCCTGCTCTTTCATTACCGCCCAATCCACCAATTGCTTTTTTAGTTTCTGAGTTTATTTCTTCTTTAAATGTGTCGCTAGGACTTTCCATTTTCTTGTAAGTATAAACTGCTCTAGCACCTTTAACTGCGGCACCTAATAAATTACCTGAACTTAAATCCTCAAATGCTCCTACACCTGCATCTAATAGACCGCCTTGGCCAAAGAAGGAGTTAGTTGACCCTGGTCGGCTTAGTGAGCTAGGCTCGTTATCATAATATTCTGGTGAAGCAAATCCTGGAACTTGGCTAGTACCGATAGCACCACTACCATATTTCACTGACTCATATTTGATAGTCATTCCGTGAGTCATTGTATCCCCACCCGCTGAATAATCATAGGTGTCATGTCTAAAGTCTGTGATGATCGGGTTTACCAGTGTATATGAAACAAAACTGTGTTGATTAAATCCGTAAACTGTAATATCTTTAAAAAATTGAGGTTTGTTTGTAGCACCGCCTACACCCTCACCCATGTATCCCCAATCATTACCTATTCTATCATTTTCATAAATATCTCTACGATTTTGGTCATCGGCATTTCCTCGGCCGCCACCGCCTCCGCTGGAACCACCAAATAATCCGCCTAAGCCTCCAGGTAGTATACCACTAATATCATTAGGGATAAGTCCACTGATCATATCTGAAAACACACCACCTGAGCTACTATTTGTAGATTGTGTAGATTGATTACCACCGTATGCTTGGCTTGGGTCTTTATAAAAATAATTATAGTAAGCAAACCATAATGATCTCACAATATCACTTGAATCATCGTGAAAATCAATATTTACTGGTTCGTAATTAATTCTTGTTTGAATGTTACGCTTTCTGTTGTATTGTTGCATAGTTTCAACATCAAACGTATAGTTGGGTAATTGTACTGATTTCGTTAGTACACTAATACGTGAACTGTCTCTAGCACCAAATAACTTCGTAAGACCTGGTATCTCAGTAGTATTAACATTGAAATATACATGGAAGAGATACTTCTTTCTAGGTGCTAGACCATAACCAGCAGACCTGAAAGTCTTGCTGGCATGTCTATAATCTTTTAGATAGTCGCTACCTAGGAAGCCCTTCAGAACATTATCGAAGAAGCCTGCCATAGTCTATTAGCCTGTAACTACAGTACCTAGTGCTCTACCAACGCCTGTACCAACGCCTGATGATAATGGTGTTTGTACTGCGTTATCAAATCTAATGTTTAGTGTAACCGTTGCTGGTTCAGACGTCGCGTATGTTAAGTCGTTATAGTTAACAGTTGTTAAGTAGCAACCATATAGTTCCCATGTTTCTAAAACTACTGGTTCGTTAGCACCGTTACCACCATCTAACACTTCGCAACGTGTAATGAATTTATAGTCAATACCAGCTGAAGCTGATGATTGTTCCATAAAGTCAAACTGTTTCTGTAGTTGTTCACCAACTAATTTAGAAACATTGCCGCCTGCGTCGTCACGTAAATTAACTGTAGCATCTTCCCAAGTATGCTTACCAGCCATTCTCATTTTTGAGTTATAAAGATCGATAGTGATATCGTCAAAACTCACAGATGGTCTAGTAAAGTCTACGACTTGTTTTGTTAGCTCAGTTCTTGGTGTAGATACACCAAAGTTTTCAAATACCGTTCTAAAGCGATATTTGAGTTTAGGCATTAATAAGCCTTGTGTACTAGCACTCTGATCACTCGCTAAAGGAACAGTCATTCTTGTTAAAGATGAAACCGCCATTTTTAATTCTCCTTCTTGGTTATGCTAATATTTATCATCTTGCAATCACAAAAAATGGCACCGAAGTGCCATTATCTGCGTATATAATGATTATACTATTTTATACATTACCTGCTTCTATTTCGCCAGTATTTTTAATTCTTACTGGAATATAGATGAACTCAACTGCTTTAGTTGGTTCAATAGCAATATCAATATAAAGTTCATTTCTATCAATTCTTGCTGGTGTATTGTTTGTTTCATCACAAACAACTAGGTAATCGTAAATACCACGTTTAGCAGTAACATCGTTTAATAACTGTTCTACTGCGTTTTTAACTTCGTTACGTGTAATTGTGTCATTTGGTTCAAACATAAATGTTTTACCAACTGCTTCTAATTTCTCACGTAAGTAAGCAACTAAACGTGATACGTTAATTCTGTCTAGTGCTGATGTAGCACCTGCAACAGTTTTGTTACCATAGTTAGTTAAACCACTACCTGGAATAAATGTTAGTGGGTTAATTCTGTTTTCATACAATGTGTCACGTACTGATTCTCTGTTAGCAACCTGTACAAACTCACTTGTATTACCGTCAACATAACCTAGTGCTGTAACATTATCAATTAAACCACGTCTGTTACCTGCTGGTGCTAACCATGGATAACCAACTTCGTCGTTTCTAATAAATGTTCTTAATACAGCATGTGATGCTGGAACAACCACTGCGTTACCTGATAAGTCATTAGCTCTTGCTGATGGATAAAATACAGCCGCATATGGGTCATTTGTTGCTAGACCGTCTTCACCGTCTGTACCTTGACCACCTGCGTCAGTTGCCCAGTTAATTAATGCAGATGAGTTATCTGTTAATCTAAATGGTGTATCACCAATAACAAAACCTGTGTTGTTTCTGTCATTGTTTAGTGCTACCATATTTTGAAGTAATTCAGGATACCCTGGAGCCGCTAATAAGTTAAATGTTCTTTGTTCTTCACGAATGTCAGTATTTGAGTCAATACCTGCTTTCAGTGCCGCAACAACCATTTGACGTTGTGCTTTACGTCCCATATATGGAGAACCATCTGCTTTGTTACCTGATACTGTTACCCACGTATCTTTATTTGTTGGTAAACTATCATTTGGGAAGTCAGTTGCGTTAAAGTAATTTACTTTGTATTCTTTAACTGTATAGCCTGAACGTCTTGTATTGAATAATAATGTACCTGCTGGGTACAAATTCTCATCCGGAGCATCAACGTCTAAGTAGTTACTTGTTGCTAACGCTTTAATTGTAGCAATATCACCTGTAACTGCATCAACGTCTGTTGTTGACCAACGAGCATCACCAAATACAATACCGTTTTCAGTAGTTTGATCTGTATTATCAATAGTTACCCATTGATCTGTACCGTCTACTGATTCCCAACGTTTAACCATTGGATAGTTTTCTAAGTCTGCTGTGTCTAACCATAAGTCACCGTAGGCTAATGATGTTGTACCGTCTGACTGTGTAGTTGGAGCACTTGCTGAAACTTGGCAACCATTAACATCCGTGCCTGTTAAGTCAAAGCCACGCACATCATTTGAAACTGTTCTATAGCCTTTCCAGTTTGAACCATCATGTACCATGATATCTACTTCATCAATTGCTGAATGATACCATAATGTACCGTTTGCTGGATCTTGTGTTGGTTCTGTTGCTTTTGCTTCGTATGTTAGTGTGTTCCAGTTTGAGAATAAAACTGTTGATCCGTCTGCTTTTGTTCTAGTATTTGCAGTTAGATCTGCTGGATCTGTAACACCAAACGCATCTAGTGTTGGTGAACCTGATGTATCTTTAATTTCAATGGCACCACCTTGTGTGTGTTTGATTGTTAGGTAACCATCAGTTACACTAGCAACAGTGTTAGCAACATTGGCCGCATTAAATGCCGCCGCATAATCATCAATTGTTGTACCACCTAATGTAGCAGTAACTGGTGTTGACATTGTTGTTGAGCCTTTAACACTTGCTGAAATTGTAAATGTTTCTGCATTTGTTAATGTTGGATTTGCTACGTTTGAAACAACTACTGTGTCGCCTGTTTGTGAGCGTACATGTAATTTCAATGTAGCAGTGTAGTTTTCTGACCAATCTAAATAGCCGTATACAACACCTGCTGAAATATTTCTACCACCACCGGCTGGATCAAGTTCTTTGTTTGCTGTGGCATCGTCAGCATATAAAGGAACTGTTAATGTAGCCCATGTATCTGTGCCTTCATCGTATTGTTTAACAACCATGTTAGCACCTTGGTTAACTGATGTTGTTTTCTGCCATAAAGAACCTGTTGGTCTTGGAGCAGTATCAGTTGTTTTCCAACGTGGTAATGATGTATGCTTAGCCTGTGTAAATTCAGGAGCATAATATGTACCTGCTGTAATGCTTAAATCTGTTAACAGTGTACCTGTACCGTTAGCAATAGTCCAAGCACCGTCTGCTGATGAACCTTCTGGAGTAACATCACTGTCAGCATAAATTTCTAATTTACCGTCTACTGCGGCCGCTGTAATACCAGTAATTCCGTTACTGTTAATGTCACTTGCTAATGTTGAAACAGTTGTACCTGAAGCTGTAACTGTTGTACCGTTAATTACTAGAGTGTGACCTGCTGTTAATGTTGGGTTTGTTGTTCCACTCTGTACTGAGTAGTGTGCATTTTGCCAATCATCTGAACCAACCAACACCCATGTGTTATCTGATTTTTTATAGTAAACTGGGTTTGCTGTGTTTGTTGTAACAACTGCATAATCACCAACAGCGCCTACTGATGATTTAGGAACACCGCCTGTTAAGTCATCTGTTGAAGTAATTGCTAGTGGTACTTTGTTTGTAAATTTACCTGTTGCTTTGTTCCACTCAAATAAACCCCATAATGTTTCTGATGTATCTAACCAGTATGAGTTATCGTCAGCGTCACCAACTGGTCTAGTTAGTCTTGCTGATAATGCCGCTAGGTCAACGTCAACACGTTGTACATAAGCTCTGTTAGAAACACCCAATACTGAGTGAGCGGCTAATAAGCCATATTCGTTTAGTTCATAACCGTTTAATGGAGTACCATTTGTTGTTGAATAAAAGAATGGGCTACCATATAATGATGCTAATTCTCTTTGGCTAGTAACTAATTGTACTTTGTTTGCGTTAGCGGCTGTCGTTGCTGTCGCTACGCCTGCTCCTGTACCACTTACTTTATTTTGTGCTGTTGCAATAAGTATGTAAGGAACTGAATTCGTTGAGGCAGGTAAGTATTGACTTTCATCAACTACACTTACTTCTACGCCTGGGGATACTAATGCCATAATATTTTCCTCTTAATATATTCAGTCTATTAACTGTTACGAATATTTATGCGATTAGCAATAAAAACGCCTAATTACAGAGCCTTTGCAAAGGTTTACGTATAAATACCTACATGCAACGCCCTATATGCCAGGCCTGTAATCATCATCCGGCCGCTATCAACTATAAGAAGGAAGGTAAGACACATTACCGTAGCCGTTGTGCGATCTGCATAAACAAAAACAAGAAAATTAAAACACCAACCCCACGCTGGTTACTCAAAGGATATAAGAAAAGAACTAGTTGTGACCTCTGTAGTTTTAGAGCAAAACATGGTAGTCAAATACAGGTCTATCACATAGACGGTAATCTAAATAACAACGAATTAATTAATTTAAGATCAGTTTGTTTAAACTGTGGTGTGCTTATACAACGGCAGGATTCGACATGGAAGCCTGGAGATCTTGCTCCAGATGTTTAACACTAACAAGTTTTTCTACTTGAGCATATAAATCATCTAACGACCCATTGTTGTCTAGTGTAACATCAAAATCTGTACCTACCCAATCATATTCTGAACGGTGTACTTTATAAACATGTTCTAGATTTTGTCTAGCATTTGCCACGGCTAGTTTATCTTTATATGTGTTTGCTTTAATTGCTTCTGTGTACCACTCAGGTCTATCACCTCTAACTACTTGAACACAGACAGCACCTAGATCTTTTAACATTCTGACTTCATTTTTAAAACGGACATCTGAGATAACAATGTCGTCATCTGTTTTACGTAGTTTATTTTCTAAACTTGCTAACCACATATCATCATGAAACTGTCCTCTGATGACATCTGTGCCAACATGCTGTAGAATCCAGCGTGGTGTTAAGTGCGGTATTCCTAAACGTTCTGCCCACCATTCGTCTACTTGTTCACGCCACTCTCTACTTGATTTTGAACGTCCTTCTAGCATTTCACGGTCCCAACCAAATATTTCACACATAGCATTTTTTAAGTTGCCTGCAAAACTTTCTCTTCTAAACTCATGTAGGTTAACAAGATAGTCTGCTACTGTGTCTTTACCTGATCCTATAAGTCCGCTAATTGCTATAATCATTTTAACCTCTGTACTCCTAGGTGTTTAATACATGATTGTAACATAGTTATTTGACGTTTACAATCATCTAAAGCATGGTGGCTTGCTGACTTAACTTCGGGCATGTCTGGCCATAGTGCATATACAGTTCTAGCATCACGGACATTCCAAAATTTCCAAGGCAGTGCAATACCGTATTCTTTGAATGCGTGTTCTAGTATGTTCATATCAAAGCAAATACCATTAGCCCATACTTTGTTGCTTTGCCATATTAATTTACCTAGTTCTTCTAAACACTCGTGCAGACTGCGTCTGCCTATTTCTTCAAATACTTCTTTTTGTGCTTCAGGAACTTGGTGTGCCCACCATTCAATGGTGTTGTCGTCTGTCTTACGATTTGGTTGGCTTTCGGGTGTTACTCTAGCATAAAAATGCCTGTCAGGCCAGCCCGTAGATAGTGGGTCAAAGGCCTGAGCCGCTATTGTCATAATCATAGCGTCAGGGCCTGTAGCCAGAGTTTCAATGTCAATCATTAAATCCATACTAGTATTATACTACCATTGGATTATAATGTCAACCTTATTTGAATTTTCTTGCTTTACGTTGAGGACGTGTTGGACGTGTTGGTCTTGTAGGACGTTTTTGTGTTACTGATTTACGTTTGAGTGCGTGTTTCTGTAAGTCTCTGCGATGAAACTTATTTAGAGCCTGCATGATCTTACTTGCTACATTTAACTTTTTAGTCTTTTTAGCCTTACGTGCTTGTCTAATTTTAGTTCTAGCACGAGTCTTTTTCATTTGAGCTCGTTTTTTAACATCAATTGATCCACCACAGTCTGCAGGTTTTGCTACAATACGACCAGCTCTTGGTCCTGCATCACAACGCCATTTTTGTTTTACAGATGCTTTTCCGCCTGCACCACCTTTGGCTGTACGAGCATAGACAACACCCTCTGTGATGATTTCTGATATTTTCATTAACCAATTACCCAAGTTAATGGTTGTGAGTGATCTGTGTATGTTGCTAAGTCGTCAATTAGTTTGTCCATTTCTGCTTGTGCTTCTGCTTTCATTGAAGAGCCATTAAGTGCTGTACCACCTTGAGGACCTGCAATTGAAGCAAACTTCTCTCTGGCTTCACCGATAATCATTTTACTTGCGGCAAAAGTATAATCTCTCAACCACTGCTTCATAGCATTGTCTTGTAGTAAAATAATTTCTGGTTTTAGGTTATAAGTCCAAAGTAGTATTTGTTCACCTGATGATTTAGGATCACGCACTAAACTTAATACTTTAGTCACAGGATTGAATGTGTAGTTCATAAAACCACCAAACATTCTTGCGGCCATTTCTACATACTGTGTGTACATGTCATAGGTTGCTAGACCGCCACCATATGAATAGTTTAACAGATAAACGTTTAATGTAGCAGATGAAAACGGATCAAAACTTGACGAGTAAGGACCTGTAGCATCACCCATAGTACGTCTAAATACCTGTCTTACTGAACTAACTTCCTGCGGAAGTGTGTAAGTGTTTTGATTTTCTTGCATTTCAATAACAGCATAACTTTCCTCATAAGCATTTTGAGCTCTTTGTCTGTAGGTAGTTAGTGCTTTATCGTATGCTACTTCGTAATGATCAGGATCTAGTTCAACGTCAACAATACCGCCACCTAGGCGTTTTTCAACGTAGTTGAATAGTTCGTCTTTTAATGTAGTTAAGTCTGCCATTTATAGTTCTCCGTTAATAGTATTTATCAACTCGGCAGACTATCTATTAAGTTGCTTTAATGATGATTAAGTTTTCGTTGAAGCGACCGTTAACTGCTGTACCAGTAGTTTTTAAGCCATCAAACAGTTTACGACTATCTGGCTTGCCTGCCATGCGTAACTGTTTTAAGAACTCTTCTGGCTTACGTAGAGTTTTTTGACTTGACTTGTTAGTGTCAAATCCTAGAATACTTGTGCCTTTGACTGCAAACACTTTTGCATAATCATCAGCAACGTAGTATTGCAGTTTACGGTTTTTAACATTGTAGACCCAAAGCTCACTTGACTTAAGAATTTTAGTAGGCTCTACTGTTTCTAATTTAAACTCATC